CAAATTTTCCCTAGACGGACTAGGCGTAATCGCTACCATTATTCTCGCAATTACAATATGTTTGATTTTAATGTTCATGAGGATTTTAACTTATTCCTTACAATAGGTTCCCTACCTGTTGTTGTTGAACGTAAAGGTAGTAGAATGTTTCTGAATGGATTAGAACACACTAAGAAGAGTATTTGTCAAGTATTGGCTAGAGTTACATATAAATCAGTATTTGATGACAGTACTAGTACTTTATTATCTATGATGCACAAATACTTGAAAATACCTGAAAATATTCGACACGTTATGGAGAATAGATTTCCTTATTATTTTTATGAAAGGTACGAAAAGACCGAAGTAGTTCTTAATGTAGAACAGATTAGTTCTGATGAATTTGCGATTGAAATATCCGATGGTCTTTGGGGAACTATTGGTACTAAAGACCTCAATACTATGTGTAATTCTTATATGTTTGACTCTAAAAGAGGTAATTGGCATGATTTGAAACCTGCTGTTCTTTATGAGAGGTTGATTGGTAAAGAACCTTCTGAATCCGAACTTAAAGTAATGAAAGAGTTTCTGAAGCAAAATAGACATGGAGATATTGTTGAAGTTAGGGCAATGGAATTACTTAAAGAAGTCGAGATTAAATATCCTAATATCAAAGTGGAATATAATGAAGAAAATAATCCTACTGTAATGTATGTTCGTGGTAAAGGATATGATTGGCAAATTAAACCTACTAGGTATAAAGGTGGTGGAACTCAAGACGTTCAAAGTTTTGTTTGGCAAAAATTCCCTCAACTTGCATATAATTCCGCAGGAAAGCCATTACATGACGAAGAAGGTAATCATATTAAAGTAATATCTGGTGGAACGTGGTCTGGGCCAATTTGTATTGATAACTTACAAAGCGGTTCTTCATTGGGTGACCAATTTGTTGCAAGAGCATTAGCGTTCCTTAATGATACTATTACAGTTGCTAGAGTAAATACGATTAAAACATATTTAATCACAGAACCAGATACTTGTAGAAATAAAGATGTAACAATACTAATGAATGGTGAGAAAGATGAAATGTGATGAATGTGGTTGTAGAGAATTTGAATTAAATGAAAGATTAGGAGAACGAGAATGTTCTGATTGTGGATTAATCCAAGTCTATGAAGCATTTGAAGAAAGCGTTTCATTAATCAAAGATGGTAAGTTGATTAGGAATCCTGACAATAATACATTAGGTTCTATAATTACTGGCAAAGGTTCCTATAAATATACAAAGGGAGGATTGAATAATACTAGAGATAGTAATATCCAAAAGGCCGTAGTTATGGGAAATATGCTTTTAGCCAAATTAGGATTCTCTTCTCTAAAGAGAGAGTTTGAAGCAATGTATATTTCTTTGTATAGAAAACACATATTCAAATCTTCTCAACTAGAAATTAGAGTAAGTGGTATTGCATATATTCTTTTAGAAGAAAATGCAACACCAGTAAAGGTTAAAGAAATTTGCCAAGAATATGATTGTTCTGTTAAGTTAGTTAATAGAATGGTTAGGTCAATAAGAAAGGTTAGAAAACCAGTAATGCAAGATAATTCTCTCTTTAAGTTTAAGAGAGAACTTAGTAAAGTTACTGATGATTTAGCGTTTCATGCGAAAGCAGTTGAAGTGTATGAATACTTTGAAACTATTATAGGTCAAACTACCTTTAATAAAGGTAAGACTTACAATGCTAGTATCTGTTGGATTACAGTAAATATGTTCAACTGGTTCAGTTTAAACAGAAGTATGATTTCAGAAAGAACTGATTTCAGCACAGTTGCTATTTGGCGGCAAAGTAAATCAATTGTTAATTTAATTGGTTTAGATAATGTCAAGGACATAAAGGGAAAGACCTTTGAACAATTATTAAATATAAAGGAGAAATAAATATGAGAAACGTATTAATTATAGGAGCAGGTGGTATTGGGTCATTTTTGATTCAAAACTTAGATAAAGTTGGAATGTATAATATTACAGTTGCAGACCCCGATAAGGTCGAGCAAAAGAATTTGACATATCAAAACTTTACAAAAGGACACGTTGGACAGAATAAGGCTTTGGTTATGAGAGATAGTTATGAATCTGTCAAACACGCCAATACATTCCCAATTCTTTCAGAGAAACAAATGCAAGGATATGACTTGGTTATGTGCTGTGTAGATAACTTAGGAGTAAGGCGCACGTTATACAACACAAGTATTAAGTGGCTCGACCTTAGAGCGCAAGGTAGGAATGCGGCGTTTATTTCATCGTATTCCGACCCAATGCTTTATGATAGTCTATTAGCAGGAGATGATAGAAGTTACAGTTGTCAAGGTGATTCATGGGATGGAACGAATAAAAACGTTCAATTCATGCAAATTGCTATTGCAGGACTGGGCGCACAATGGGCGCAAAAATTCTTTAATGAAGAAGAAGTAAAAGATTTCATTATGATAAACATATAAGGAGATGAAGAATATGGTAAAAACATGGACAACAGAAGAAAAAGCATTTTTAACAATGCACTTGAATAAGAAGCCTAAGCAAATTGTGAAGAGATTTCACACTAAGTTTGGAGAAGATAGAACATATCAATCCATATACTCTATGGCTAGTTCTTTAAGAAAGGCTCTTAAACAACCACTAAAGAAGAATAGTATGAAGGTTTCTATTAAGAAGCCAGTTAAGTCTAGAAAGTCTAGAAAAGCGGGCTATTCTGCAAAAAGATGGACTAAGAATGAAGATAACTACCTTAGCGAAATAACTTCTTTAGATGAGTTAGAAAGAGCATCTAAAGAAATGGGCAGGTCTTTAGCCGCAGTTAAGAATAGATTCTATGGAAAAGGCTATTCCTTCAAGAATAATAAGAAGCCTCAAAGGGAACGAACTAGCATAGTAACATCTATCATGGAACAAGATAGAGCAAAATATCAAGCGTTTATTGACAATCCTAAAAAAGAATACTTTAAGGCTATTGGCCTATTAGACCAAAAGAAAGAAGATATTAAGATTCTGCAAAATAAGAATTCTTTGCTAGAAGCAAGATGTTTTACTCTAACTCAGGAGATTGAAAAGATAAATCAATCTTGGTCAAATCAGTTTGAAGCCTATACTATTGAAGTAGACCAGATTACTAATCAAAAGATTGCAGAAGCAAGAAAAGAAAGACTCTCATGGAGAGAACGTCGTAAACTAAAGAAAGCGGCAAAACTCCAAAAGAAATTAGACAAACTAAATGGTGAATAAATATGATAACATACGAAGAAGAAATGAAAAACAGACGAGCCTATGTAAAATTCAGTCTTGAAGATACTTGGGCTAGACGACAACTATGGGAGAAGGAAGAAACTAATCTTGAGCCATTTGCTCAACAACCTTTCTTTGATACTATTTGGGAAATGTCTACTAGAATTCTACCTAACCTTGAAGTTCAAGTAGTTATTGATGATAATGATAATTGTTTTGTTTCATCGGGTTCAAGTGGTTTTGTTTCCTTTATGCAAGACCCAGTAGGAATGAAATTACCTATTAAGTGTTGGATTCATACTCATCCATTTGGTCGAGCCTATTTTAGCGGAACTGATTGGAATACTGTTAATATTTGGCAAAAGAATATGAAAGAAGCATATGTGCTTGGTGGATATGAACACTTTGGGTTTTGGCAGAATACTGACCCTAATGTTCTAACTATTCAAGAAAGTAATTTAGGTGAACAATATGAACAATATCAAGATGAAAATAAAAATAACATCTATGGATGTTCATGTTGGACTGATTCTGGAACACCCCCTGTTAAATGGGTTTGTGAAAATTGTCAGGAGGAAGAAGAATGAATACTAAACAGAATTTTAGAAGCACAAAGAATGGTCATTCATGGGCATATCAACGACAAGGAATAGCATTTCCTAAAGATGATTTAACTGTTAATGAAAGAACTGAACGTCATAAGTCTAATCATCCTAATGATAAGAACGAAAGAAAAGTTAAGGGAGTAACTTGGTCTAAAAGAACTCAACGGGATAAAGACTTAGATGAATTCCATAAGAATCATATTTGGACTTATACTGATAGAACCATGACAAAGAAGTGGGTATTTATAGGAAGTGAAGAAGAATGAGAACATTAGACATACCTACATTTAAAGAACATTTAAAAACTAAACCTAGAGATTATCTGTTAAGAATAACACTTATTATTCTCGACGAATATGAAAAAAGTCTTAATATGTTAGAGGAACTTTATGGTAAGGTAGATGAATTATCTAACCATGTATCTGCATTGGAGGAAGAAGAATGAAGTGTTTAATTTGTAATGAAGTTCCAAGAAATAACGTAGGAATTTTTTCTGGTTCAGGAGTACAGGTTTGTTTCAAATGTATTCCTAAGTTAGTTAAGTTCTATCACCAACTACAAATTATTACTAAAAACGAAATGGAGGAATAGATAATGAAAGCAATTGGTAATTATATTATAGTGCAACAATACGAAGAACGAGTTAATGGCATTCTTGTCAAAGAAAACAATGTAGGTATTGTTGTAGATGGTGCTAATGAAAATAAGTCTTTAGTAGGAAAGAAAGTAATCTTTTCTACAATGAAACCTATTGAAGAATATGGTGAATATAAGTTTATTCATAAGGATTATGTATTGGCGGTGATTGAATGATACTATTTGGAGATGCAGTTAAACAAAAACTAATGGAAGGAATTAATCTTGTAGCAGATACAGTTAAACCAACTTTGGGGCCACAGGCTAAAACTGTTATTTTACAAGGTAATCCTCCAGTAGTAATTAATGATGGAGTAACTATCACTAAGTATGTTAATAGTGATGACCCGTTTATTCAGATGGGAATTCAGTTAGTACAGGATATTGCTTCAAAGGCTCAAGATACTTCTGGTGATGGAACTACTACGGCTTGCGTTCTTGCTCAAGCATTATGTAATAACATTCTAGAACTAGAAGAATTGTATAACCTACATCAACTTAAGTTAGAACTATTAACTGCGTCAATGAAAGTAACTAGATTCTTAAAAGAAAAGGCTACTGAAATTGATGAAGATAATGTATATGATATTGCTATGATTGCATCTAACAATGATTCTGCTATGGCTTCTATTATTAGTGAAGCAGTAAAGACTGTTGGTAAAGAAGGTATTGTTGCTTTAGAAGAATCTAAATCTAATAAGACTTATCTTGAAGTAAAAGAAGGTATTGAACTTGATGAAGGTTATTTAAGTCATCTTATGGCTAATACTGAAAACGGTGAAACTGTATTTGAAAACCCTTTGATATTTATGTCAAATCTTTCTATACGAAACTTTCAAGATATACTTCCAGTATTAGAAATATCTTCTGCACAAAGCAGACCTCTTTTAATTATGTGTAAAGGAATGGAAGGTTCAGCATTGAATAATTTAATTGCTAATGTAATGGCAAATACAATTCAATGTGCGGCTATTCTTGCACCTAACTTTGGTGATGCTCAAATTGATGAATTAGGAGATATTTGTTCTCTAGTTGGTGGTAAAGTATTAACTGCCGAATCTAAGGATGACCCACAATTAGTTTCATTAACAGAACTAGGAAGTTGTTCAAAGGTTATGGTGTCGAAAGAGAAAACTATTCTGATTGGCGGAGAAGGTGATACAGACGGTAAAATCGCTCAACTGCGTGGAACTATCGAGGAAGCAAAAGGCATGGATAGAGCAAGGCTCAAGCGTCGTTTAGCACGATTGGCTGGTGGAGTCGCCGTTATTCATGTTGGTGCAGGTTCAACCGTTGAACTTAGAGAAACTAAGGAAAGATTGGATGATGCCCTGAATGCAACTAAATCTGCATTAAAGGGAGGAATTATTATTGGTGGCGGTATGTCATTATATAATGCACGACAGGCTCTAGACTTAGAAGTAACTGGAGATTATCTAGTTTACAAATCTTTAATTGCTCCTTTTATGACATTAATAAACAATGCAGGTCTTGACTTACAAAGATATACCATAGATACTGAATATGATGCAGGAATTGATATGGTTTCTGGTGTTCTAGTTAATTTAAGAGAAGCAGGTATCTATGACCCATTGTTAGTTACTCTAGGAAGTTTTGATGCGGCAATGTCTATTGCTAGTCTTTTCCTAACAACTGATGTTGCAGTATTATCGGGTGAATAAATATGGAAGATAGATTAGTAAACGTGTGTTATGATGCAATTACAATTCTTAAAGCATTGAATCAAGAACAGTTAGCAAAAACATTAGATTTAAGAGTACAAAGAATAATGGGGTATAGACCATGAAGAAAAGAGCAATTACTGTAACCTTACCTGCGCCTCATAAAGCACAAATACAATGTCCTATTTGTAAAGGAAACAAATGTGTTGTTTGTAATATGGCAGGTTCATTAAAGATTGATGTTGCGCCAAAGATTCCAATTCAAAGAGCACATATTATTAAATATATTTTTGAGAATATGCATTCTGTTGCAAATGAATTAACTCTTAAGTATGGGCTTGTTCCAGAAATAGGAACAAAGGAAGTATTAGAAATTAATGGTGGTCAATTTGAAATAGTACAGGTGTCATCTTTAGGTGGTTCTTGTTGGATTGTTAATAGACTAGACGAATTAGATACGCCAAGATATTTTACTTCAATAAAAGAATTAAATAAATTTAAGGAGGGATGGATGCTTGAGTGATGAATTTGATACAATAGGTAAAATTGTTAGAGATACTAACAATGAAATCTTAGTTAAAAAAGGAACCTACTGGAATGTAGAAGTTCTAGATATTAGGTGGTTTAGTAATGATAAGCCTAGCAGAAAAGGTATTCGTATGAATATGAAAGAAGCAAAATTACTATATGATTTTTTAAGGAGAGAGTTTAATGAAGAGAACTAGAATAAGTGAAGTGCAAGCAAAGAATGCCTTAAGGAAGGCTAATCCTGATAGACAGTATTCTTACGGTTCAGTTCCTAAGTTTATGACTTTCTCTGGGAGATTGGTTGATTTATTTGCCTTTCATGTAGAAAGGAGAATGAAGAAACCTGCAAATAGTGGAAGAGGTTGTAGAGTTCCACCAGAACATATTGAAATATGTTTTGCAGAATTACAATCAAAAATATATGAACTTATATTACAAACAGAAAAAAACTTATACGGAGATGAAGAAGAATGAATTTTAATAAACTATATTTAATAGCGAATAATGATAAAAAGTTTGCCGCATGGTGTAAAGAAAAAAGAAAGAAACTAACTGGAGAATTGCAGACTGAATTCTTTAATACCCATGTTCAAGATATAAGATATGGAAATTATTTTGCTAGGGCTACATTTATTTGCTATTGGGAAATACAACTAAGTGGTTCTTTAGCGAAATTAGCACCTGCTGTAACTCAAGCAACTCTAATTACTATTAGAGAAAAGTTAATTATCCAAGATAAAATGGAAGATGCAGAAGTAGTATCTTTAATGATGACTAACTTTCTAAGACTATTGCAGAGGCTAGATGATGAAGAAGAATGAATGGCTCTATTTAGCAAATGCTATGTGGAAATATGCAGAAAAACACAATGGGAAACTAGGAACCCTAATTAAAGAACTAGTAAAAACAATTAATAAAGACATGGAAGTGATTATAGATGACAATGAGACAATTAACAAGAATGATGGAAGCAAGCGAGTTTATGACTCCAACTCAAGCAGTAACATTCCTTTCGAGGGAACTGGTGAATTTTGAAGATAAAGAAACAGTATTCAGTATTCTTTCTCTTGAGTTAGAAACTAATAATATTGGTTTGGCAAAAGCAAAGAAGTGGATGGCTAATATCTTTGACGTATTTGAAGAAGAGATTACATCTGAATACGATTACTATGGTGATTTAGGAGAAGCAATGTATCATTTAAATAATAAAGATACTACTAATAACTATACAGTTAAGGGCTTTAAGAGACTACTAGAATTAGATTGTTCTAATATGACTTCATCTTCTTTCACTACTATTAGTGGTTGTGTTCAAGAAATGAATAATGTAGAACTTAAGTGGTTTGTTAGATACTGGTTAAGGACTACTAGAAATGGTATTAAAGAAGCCACACTACAAAAGGTATTGGCTAGATTCTACAATAAGAAACTAAAGGATGTTAAAACCCATTGTAACTTTAATAAAATTAGTGATGTAGTTTCTTTCTATGAAAGAGATATTGAACCTCCTGTTAATCTTACTTATGGTAAATTTATCAAGCCTATGCTTGCTAAAGAAATACCTACTAAGGATTGGCCTACTAACTTTGTTGTTGATTATAAGTATGATGGTAATAGATACCAGATTCATATTGAACAAGATAAGGTTATGATTTTTAATAGGAAAGGAAAGATTGTAACTCAACAATTCCCAGATGTAGTAGAATTAGTTCAGAAGTATGAAGTTAATACTGCTATCCTTGATGGAGAAATATATCCAATTAATGAAGATGATTCTCCTGCTGAACATAAACTAATGGGAACTAGAGTACATTCAAAGAATGTTCAAGAGGCTATGGAAAGAGTTAAGGTAAAGTGGGTAATCTTTGATTGTCTCATGATTGATGGTAATACTACTATGAACATGACTTATACTGAAAGACTAGATAAGATGAAAGGACTACCTAATCAAGCACATAGAATTACAGAAGGAGACATTATGGCATTTTATAACGATGCTATTAATGAAGGCTTTGAAGGTATTATTGTCAAAGATGCTTCATTACCATATGAATCAAATAAACGTAGTAAGGGTTGGGCTAAATATAAACCACCACGAATTGATTTAGATGTTGTTATTATATCTGCTAAATATGGAGATGGTAGAAACTCTGATAAGTTTGCTACGTTTGAGATTGCAGTTAAATCAGATAATGGGTTTATGAGTATTGGTAATATTGGAAGCGGTTTTACTGATATGCAATTAGTATCATTAACTAATACTCTAAGAAAGAATGTTGAATCCTTTAAGGGTGGTAAATATAGTTTCTTACCTAGAGTAGTATTAGAAATTACTGCTGACTTAGTTAGTAGAGATAGCAAAGGAAACCTTTCTCTTAGGTTTCCTAGAATGAAAAGAATAAGAGAAGATAAATTCGTAAGTGATATTAATACAGATAAAGATATGGAGAGATTAGAATGACATTCAGAACAGATTACATAGCAGATGCAAAGGGTAGAGTTTACAAAATTAAAGACTTAAATAGAAAGCAAGTAGGATTCTTTATCCAAGAACAATATCACTCTGTTCAAATGGTTAGAACTAGATTAGAAAGCCTACATGAGAGACTATTTCTGATAAGACAATCAGAAGGCAGTACCAAACCAAAAACAAATACTAATCAAAAGTTAGTCAAAGAATTGAAACTTAAGAAGTATATTGCTACTCTAGACTTAGGAGAAATTAAAGACGATTCAGTTGTTCGTGAAAATCTTAGGTTGAAAACAATTCTTTCTTTAGTTAAGAATGCAGTAAGTGAAGAAGCAGACCATTCTTTTATCCTAAACATACTAAATCAAGGAAGTGATGATTAATGTTTAAAGTAGGTGATATGGTATTAATAGATATGGTAACATATATTATTTCTAAAATAGAAAATGATGTTGCCCACCTAAAGGATATTGTTAATCCCAAAGGCAGACCTAAGCAAATGAGCGTAGAATACTTACCTTACTTTGACCAAGATGGGAATTATGTAGTTCCCGAAAGAAAGAAAGTAGGTAAGTTTAATGTTTCTGGAAAGATTTCTTTGAGGGCTATGGTTAAAGAATATACCGATATGCCAGTATCTAGAGACTTTATTGGATTTCTTAAACTTTGGTTAGAAGGAGCAATAGAGGATTTAGTGGTTGGTGCAGAAGATAATGCTAATGAGAAAGAACAATCTACAATTACTGCGGCTCATTTATTTTGGTGGGAAATGCATCCTTCTCAAACAACATCAGGCTATTGGCCTAATCAAATCAAACACATGAGGGATATTAATGAATGAAGATGAGTTTCTAGTTTTTCTAGAAGAGAATCAAGTAGCGACAGAATTTATCTTTAATACAGATAGAGAACTTTCTCAAGAAGAAGCGACTGTATTTAGAATAGCAACACAGGCGTTCTTAACTTCTCAAGGTATTCTTCTTTTAGATTTTCAAGCGATGGGATATATTTATCCTGCTGATTCACAGCATTTTTCATTCTTTGAGAATGATGTTGTGTATGAATTAGATTATGAGTATTTGTTTCATTTCATCATAGGAATAGATGCAAGGGAACATACACCAACAATTAAAAGACTACTAGAACTAGGACTAGAAGATTCTAAAGTAGAATACAAATACATTGATTGTAAACTAATAGAACCAAGAGGTGATTAGATGTTTTCAAAAGATATGTTAATAGGTATTATGCTTAGTTCATCTAAGTTTGATTTACATTTGAGTAGTTGTTCTAAATCTAAGATAGGATATAGAGTTAGGTTGAGATTAAACATTAGAGGTTCAGAGGATTTTCTTTTGGCAGTAAATCGTTCTCTACTTCAATATGAAGTAGGTAGCCAATACAAAGCAGAAGAACATAAATCTAGACCCCGACCTATTCTTCAAATAGGTGGAATTCTAAATCTGTATAAACTTTCTGTATTAATACCAGACAACTTACCAGACTTAAGAAATGAATGGGGTAATATAAAAGAAGCAATAGATATTGTTTCAAATAAAGAACATCTTTCATTGGAAGGAATGGAAAGATTATTTAAATTAAAAGGTGTCATTTAATGGGATTAACAAATATGAAAAAGAATAGACCAATATTAATTACAGGGAAAACAGGAACAGGTAAATCGACTAAGGCAAAAACTTTGGTCGATGACCCGTTAGTATTTCATGGTAATGATATTGAAGTGAAGGATATTTTTTCAATAGATATTAATAGAGGAATTATAATTGAAGATATTCACTATAAGCCTCGCAAAGATGATATTCTATATGTGATTAGAAACTATAAAGGTCAAGTAGTATTGACTTCTATTAATGAGAAAAGCGTTCCCAAAGAGATAAAAAGTCTTTGTCAAATCAAAAGAGCAGGTTCTAAGAAGTTTCTTAGAGAATCAATAAAGGAACTTGCACCTAGAAGTGAAGAACCCTTCACATTTGAAAGAGATACATTTTCTTTGGTTCANGATTATCTTAAACTATCTGATAGAGACTTAGTGGCTAAGTTATTATTGTATAACAAACCATCAGATACGCAAATACTTTCATGGTTGTGTGAAAACATACACCCTAATAAATTAATATTTATTGATGGTGTGGTTAAGAGAAGATGGAGTCAAAGATACTTTTATGAGATGTTAGGTTATGTTCATAATGGGAACTCCTTCGGTAGACTAACTATGCCAAAGAGAGGTACATATTCAAAGATTCCTTATCTTTCAAGACGATTAGGAATAAAGAATTCTGATACTAGGATTCTAAAACAACTTCTTCAAGATGATGAGTTTAAAAAACATACAATGAAGAAATTAAATAATGGTGATTGCCGAATACTGGGTCTAGGCGAAAAACCAAGAAAAAGAAAAACAGACCCTATTAGGTTAGAAATAAAAGACCTAAGCGAATACTTTAATGGTGAATAATATGGTAGGTATAAGTAAAGAAGAAATGATTAAAAGAAGAATAATGCCAGCATTAAGAGATGGTTCTGAATTATGTTCAGCAGACCTTGTTTTGATTCTAAAAGATAGCGGTATGCATTGGGTTCCTAATAGTTGGCAACTCACGAATGTTCTTAAAAGACTCAATCTAAGATGTAGAAAAATCAATAAACTAAATTACTGGAGGATATAAATATGTTATGGACAGAAAAATACAGACCAACTAGATTAAGTGATATTGTTGGACAAGAACATTTTATAATGGATGCAGAAACATGGGTCGAAGAAAAAGATATGCCAAACATTCTTCTTTATGGAAGAGCAGGTTTAGGTAAAACTGCGGCAGGTTTAGCATTAGCAAAATCTATATTAGGAGATAATGCATCTGATAACTTCTTTGAAGTAAATGCATCTGATGATAGAAGGTTAGAAACAGTTAGAACTACAATCAAAGGTATCGCTCAAAGCGGTACAATTGGTGATGTTCCATTTAGAATTATATTACTTGATGAGATGGGAGGAATGACAAATGATGCTCAAAGCGCACTTAAAAGAATCATGGAGAGATATGCGAACAATGTTCGTTTTATTATTACTTGTAATGATAGAAATAGAATTATCTTTCCACTTCAAAGTAGATGTGCTAACTATCATTTTAAGCCACTCTCTAATGAATCCATTTTACAGGTAATCAAGGGAATCTTAAGCAACGAAAACATTAATCGCTTTAGCGATGAAGATTTGTTACCCTTTATATATTCGATGAATGGTGATATGCGTAGAGCGATTACCGAAATTCAAGCGGCTAAATCCTCGAATATCACGCTTAGAAAACAAAGCGATATGAATTTAGAAGAATATATGAAAATAATTAATATGATAATTAATAAAAATACAAACGTCTTATCTCAACTTCATGACATGATTTACGGTGGTAGGTCTGTTCGTGAGATATGTATGGGATTACATGATAGTATTATCAAAGCAGAAGGAATTGAGACAAATGTTAAGTTTAAATTCCTTAGAACAATTGGCGAAAGCGAATACCGTTCAACCACTATGACTCCAAGAGTATTGGTTTCATGGTTAGTCGGTCAATTAATTTGACAAAACAAAAAAAATAAAAAAAATCGGAAGTGAAAAAATGAATGATGAAATGAAAACAGAAATAGAAAAGAGCGCACAATATATTGAAATGTCGGTTGAAGATGCAACCAAAAAGTTTCAATCTATCTGTGAAGAGAATAATGTTGAAACAACAGCAGATTTGGCAAAAGGACTTTGGCGAAACTATGTTGCTCAATTTAGACGACAAAAGAAAGTAACTGCAAGTAATGGCGGTTCATCAACTGGTGGACTAGTTAAAGCGGCATTTGGTTTCTTTGTATCTTTAGAAGCACCTAGAGATATGATGTCATGGAATAGAAATAAAGCAAAGGAAGAATACTTGCGAGATAACGACAAAGCCCTTGAAGAAGGATTTGTTGCTGTTGCTACTGAAAATGCTTTGGGTAAGTGGGTTATCTCACGTTATCACAAGAATGAGTATCAAGAGAAGATTGTAAGTAATTTACCAGAAGGTGCAGAAGAATTAGAAGATGGAACTATGATTATCCCATTAGATAGTCAAGTAACATATATGTCTGGTTCAACGAATAAGAATTACGGTAAGCCTCTCCCATTAGAACAATTCCGCCGAAGTGGATTGTTTTATGGTTCAATTGATGATGGAGAAAAGAAATTATACAATTTCTCATATAAGAATCAACCTGCTATTGATTTCGCACCTAATTGCTTTGAATGGGTTTACTTTGCCTGTATTCCTAGTGAAGATGGTTCTGCTATCTATGGAATGACTAAGACTACATTAAACAGTCTTGTAAAGCATTCTGACACTAATCCTGAAGCAGATAATTATGAAGATGTTTCAGGGTTTGACTTTGAACAATGTTTAGTAGATAACTTATCTAGTCATTTGGTTCCATTGGTTGAAGTTGATAGAGCGCATATTCAAAGACAAACACTACCTTCTAAGGAACGATTCATCGTTACTGATGGAACTGTTTGTAATATGAACATGAGCCCAACTTCAAATGGTAATCGAATCATTAACATTACTGACTTGAATGCTGAATTTGACTATGATGGTGATTCTAACATGACTACTTGTTGGATTCCAAACCATTTAACTATTGATTTCGGTATTGGTTCTTCTATTATTGTTATTGGAAGAACATCACAAAGAATTGTTGATGGTGAAGCAGACCCAGTTACAATTAATGTAGCAGGTCTTTATGTAGTCCAAAGAACAGGTTCTCCTGTTGAAGTGGATGAAATCGTTGAAGAAAACCTTGATTGGTTCTGATACGTTAGCCTTGAGCGTGTAATTGTTGGCGCATTGAATGACAATCAAATAGGTGCAAAGCCTAAACAGAAGGAATTATTATGACGACAGATTTAAAAGAAGAGAGATTTCTTTTGAAAGGTGATGCCTACATTGTTGATATGGCAAATGTAGACTTCTTAACTTGGAGAAAGAATGAAAAAGAAAATGGAACTTATTGGCTTAAAATGCATTTCAATACGAAAGAAGCGAGATATATTTGCGATAAGTTGGAATTAGCAACTATTATAATGGCATGGACAAAGATGCATGGTAAAGAATTAGATATAGATATAAATGAATTAGGTGATAGTTATGGGACTAACAGATAAAAAGGTAACAGATAAAGGTACAAATTTTGGTAAAAAGCAAGAACAATTTAACTCACGTTTTGCGAAGTTAATGGCAGAGAAAAGAAAGGAAAAGAAAAGTAGATTAGTTTTAGGTATTTGGGGAATCCCTAAATGTGGTAAAACTGGTATTGCTTTAGATTTTCCAGATAGAAACATATACGTTTTAGATTGGGATAGAGGTGTTGAATCTACATGGATTGAACATCATGATGCTACTGAACGTATTCAAGTTTTTAATCCGATTGAAATGAATGATGACAATGCAATTGATATTGTTAAGTCTGAAAACAATTCACACGACTTTGTACGTTATGTTCGTGGTAAGATTAGTGAAGGGGATAAACCTATCTTTGTAATGGATGGAGTAGATACATGGTTTGAAAAATGTATTTACAAAGTCAATCCTAATCCTACTGTTGTAACTAAAATGATGCCATTCCAATATGGTGCTAGAAACAAAACCTTTTATCATCTATTGGAAGCAATCTATAACTTAGATTGTGATATTATTTATATTACTCACGAAATAGAAAAGTATGTAGATAATACTCCAACAGGAGTACAACCCGCTTGGAAAGATTGGGGCGGTAAACTGGAACAAGAGATACATTGTTTTAGAAAGAAGGTTAAAGGAGAAATACAATATATTGCTGAATTGATTGGTTCTAGGACTAATGGCAATATGGTTGGAACTCGTTGGGTTATCCGTGAAGGACAACCGCCTAATATCGTTTGGAACGGTATTCCCGATTTGCGGGAGGGTAATGTTTGAAATTCGCAGTTGATACAAAGGTAATGATAGAAGCATTAGAAAGTATTCAAGGTAAAGGAAAGTATTTGACTTCATCGGGATTCACTAATAATTCTATGGGTCTTAATTTTCTAATGAAGTTAAGCGGTAATACTCTTTCCATTTGGAATGGAGATACTACCTTTGCAATGAATATTAATCTAGAAGTAATAGGTGCAGAAGATGGCGAGTTTATTGGTAATGGTAAAACTATTGTACCGTATCTTAAGAAATACGGAGAACTAACTTCTTTTGTTGTTGAAGATTACTTAACCGTAGGTTCGGGAACAAAGAAGGCTAGTATTGCTAGAGTTGTTAATCATCCTAACATGGATGCTTTAATCAGACTACAAGCGATGTTAGCACACATTAATCATGAAGAAGAATTAACTGAACTTCCTAAGTTTGGTAAATCAGAATACGAAGGAGCATTTATACTCAATCAAAAAGTATTCTCTGATTGTATCTCTTCATGTGAATTGGCAAATCATGGTGCATTTAAATTAGATTATAACGGTGAAGTTGTAGTCTTTTCAAGTGGACTTAACATACAAAATCAATATGAAGAAACAATAACGCCTTCTTCATGTTTTGGAGAAGAAGCAACATTAGAATATAGTGGGCCACTACATAAGTTCTTTAAGAATAATTCAGACATTACATTTTATGTAAAGGATGAATTCCCACTATTGCTTGTTGCTGAAGATAGGATGATAATTAAAGCACCCTTTTCGGCAGGTAATTAAAATGATAATAAGTAAACTAGATACAGGAAAGCATATCTATACATCGTATAGAAAGAATGGAAAGAAGATTGAGAATGTAGAGTATTTTAAACCATACTTCTATATTCTCAATTCGGAACTTCAACCTAAGTATTACAAACCTTCTAAATATTTAACTAGAGAGTTTGAATATGAAGAAGGTGATTGGGTTAATCTTCAAAAGCAAAAACTAACTAAAGTATATGTAGATAATTCTTATGATATGCATATTGCAAAGAAGTCTTTTCATAAAACTTATGAAGCAGATGTATCTTATACTTTTAGATTTGCAGTAGATAAATTAGCAGAATTACCAGAATATGAAATGCATAAATGGTATTGGGATATGGAATGGCAACAAGGTGGAGAACACCACGATAAGATTACTGTAATTGCCGTCTATGATAATTACGATAAATCATATTATCAATGGGTTTGGCTTCCTAATCTTTCAGTAAAGCAAATGGTTTCTGATATAGATGATAAAACAAAGAGAATTATATTTAGTAATGAAAAGGACATGATTGAAGATTTTATGGCTACTATGGTTGTAAAAGACCCTGATATGTTAATTGCTTGGTTTGGATTGAAATTCGATTTGCCTAAACTCCTTGAACGTGCGTGTGCTTTGGGATTGAACCCCACTATCATATCACCAATTAATACCGTTAAGGGTGTTAAGAAGGTCAAGGATGGCTTTAGATTCAAGTATGGTGAAAATGGATACGGTGCTATCGAACAGCCGATAGGAGGCCGCATAACCCTCAATTTAGACCTTGCTTTTGAACGTCAATGGAATGATTCACAAAGAGGAACATTACCATCAATGTCTTTAAATTATATTTCTGAATCTGTTTTAGGTAAAGAAAAGTTAGTTAGTGAGAAATTTCCCGACCCTAACGAGTTTTATCGTAGAGCATGGTTAGAAGATACTGAAACATATTTGAAATATGCTTTAGTGGATGTTGAGTTAATGGTTGAAATTGATGAATTGAATTATTGTAGTGAAGCAATTGTAGCATTACAAAGATTATTGATTGCTCCATTTAGTGCTTGTTTTTATGCTAGTCATATGGGTTCAATCTATTTTATGCGTAATGCAGAATGGATTGCCCCTACTGGAGAAAAGGTAGATAAGCGTCAAGAATACGATGGTGCTATGATTTATGACCCATTAAGTGAAGAAACAAATGGATTACATCTTAATGTAGCCGCTTTTGATTTTGCAGGTCTATATCCTAGTATGATGATTTCAAGGAACATTTCATGGGAAACTAAATCAAATGAACCTACTGAGTTTGGTGCTAATCTATCTACGCCTAGAGACTTTAGTATTAGTGATAAAAAACAAATGTTGTATTATAAAACTGATAAGTTAGGTTTATTGCCTAGAGCAGTTCTTGATTTGAAAGAGTTGCGAAATGAATATAAGCGACTTATGAGAGAAGCAAGAGATGAGGATAACAAATCAGAATATGTTAAGTGGAATAACAATCAAATGGCAGTAAAGCGATTAATGGCATCTTTTTATGGCATTGTTGCTTTTCAAGGATTTGGTTGGGCTGATGTAGATTTAGCCGCTAGTATTACTGCTAGTGCTAGAGAAGCAATTAGATTAGCCGCATTTAAAGCAAAGGAGATGGAATGAATGGGATGCGTATATTTTGTTAAACATAACGGATTAGACCCTATTAAAATAGGGATGTCTAACTACAACAATCCTTTTCATAGGATAGGAGTTATGGAAACTGCTAGTCCCTTTGGTATGGAATTATTAGGGTTTATTAAAACTGACAACCCTCTAAAATTAGAAAAAAAATATCACTCTAAATTTAGGTCTTCATGTATCAAAGGTGAATGGTTTTCTATCCCAGTAGAACAAATATATTCTATATTAGAACATCATAATGGTAAAAATGCAATATCACAAATTGCAACCTTTATTGAAGAATTAGAAATTTCTCCTAGAGAAGCACTTAAATTAATCACGAAGAGAAGAATTGTTTCCGAAAACGCTAAGTGTATGAATGTTGATTTTCAGGGTGATTTTATGAACATTTATTCTACTTTAGTAGAAACTACTAATTCCAGTTGGGTTCGTAAAAAAGAACTACTAGACCAATATAGTAAGAAGGCTAAAATAAGTAGGGCGCAAGCATACAGACATTTTAAAAAAATAGAAGAAACCTTCTTATCTCGTAGTAAAAACAGAAAAACATTTATCAAAGCAAAGGAGATGAAAGAATGAGTAGAAGTAACTTTAACATGAAAATTAAAAAGAACATTAGAAAAATATTGCCCAACTTAGAAGATATGCAACCCTTTACTGCATCTGAATTAAAAGGTATGCTATACGATAATGGGGTAACTAATACCACTACTACACAATTAGGAGGCTTAATTAAAAAGTTTGCTAGAACTGATGGTTATGGTAATTGGAAATTAAAAGCAGATTGGAGGAATATACTTGAACAAGAAAACAGTCGTTATTGAAGTATCATATGATACAGAAGAAACATGGGAAGAAACATATCAAGAAGTAAAAGAAATACTTCAAATGATAAACAACCTTAAAAGAAACGCAGTAATTAAATCTATTAAAGGTGATAATCATGATGATGGACAAAACGAATGAACTACTAGAAGAATTGCTGGCTATGATAGCAAAATCAAATAAGATATTAATGATGGTAAATATCGTAAACATAGCAACCATTATAACAATAGTAACGGTGATATTATGAGTAAAGAAATTAAAGAAATGAAAGAAGAAATTAAAAACCTAAAGCAAATAATCAAGAGACTTGAAGTAGAAATAGATGAAATATGTAATTCTAATTTATCCATTCATTCTCTCGATAAGGATATTAAAATCATTAAACAAGAACTAATGAAGTTCTCCGATGGTAAATTATACTTTGAAAACGCTTGGTGATATAATGAAAGTAGTTTATGGACATACAGATTCTATCTATGTTCAGATTGATTCTATCGAAAAGGCTGAACATTCAATAAAAGAAATTGAAGCATCAGTTAGAGAACATTTTCCTAATGTATTAGGATTGGAACAACATCCAGTTGTTCTCGAATTTGAGAAGTATTATTCTGCATTAGGTGTAGGAACAACAAAGAATAGAAATGCAGGTTTGGTATCATGGGAAGATGGAGTCTGGTTAAACGAACCTAAATTCACTATGACTGGATTTACTGCTAAAAGAGTAAGTGAAACTAAATTAGCAAAGGATGTCCAAACCACAGTATTAAAAATGTGGGTTGGAGAAAAGGATATGAAATCTATCAATAAATATTTATCTAATAAATATAATAATGTAATGGATGGTAAGTTAAAAACTTCTGACATTATTAAAAGAAGCAGATTGAGAGAAGATAGAGTTCTTCTAAAATGTCCAGAATGTAATAAGAAACACCATCTTAAAGAATGTATTAAGATTAAGTGGTGTGATAAGTGTGGAACTGAAACAGAACAATTTGTTACATTTACACATAAAAGACCTTCTATCGGTTCGGGTATCGCAGGTATTCTTTATGCTTGGGAAAGATTAAATATGACCTTTGATGACTCGTATTTATATCTGAAAGTAAAGGATGTGCATGATACATATACTCACCCTTTGACAAAAGTTCAAAGAAATGTAGATTATGTGTCTGCCACAACCTATGAAGATTTTGCAGATTATACTCCCGATTATAAGCACTATGCAGAACAGATAGTAAAGAAGGCCGAACCTATTTATCGAGCGATGAATTGGGAAGTATCTTCTATAAGAACAGGAAAAATACAAATGAAATTAGACGAATGGTGGTAATATGAACGACGATGAAAAATATAATGCGGTGATTTCTTCTATGAAGGAATTCACTTACAAATGGAAACCCGAAAATTATGATGACCCATCGAAACCAATCCTAAAGATAACTAAATCTTCTTTAGGAAGTTTCGATTGGTGTCCGAAAAAATATGAGTTTTCTTACAG